CACCTGGTAATCGCCGGTCGTGTCGCCGCCGTCGTAACCGGTGCCGTCATTGCCGGTGTCTTGCCCATCGTTGCTGGTAGGGGCCTGGGGGTTGACGGTCTCGATCGTGCCCGAGTTGTCGCCGCCGTCGTAGCCGGTGCCGTCCGAACCGTCGTCTGAACCGTCATTGCCAGTGTCCGGCGGCGTGTTGTCGCCGCCGTCGTCATCGTCGGCAGTGTTCGACTGGGCTGGGTCGAACACGAACTGGATGATGTTGAATCGCTGGTCGGGCATAGGCTTCTCACGTCTTCACGTTTCAGAGTTTCACGTTTCAGTCCTGGGTGTTCTGGAACGTCGGTTGCGTCGGCCTGGCCAACTTCGTGAGCGTCAACTGCGTGGAGTCATCGACCCACATGACGTAGCTCCACGTCGTCTGCTTCTCCACGCTGTTGATGTCCTGGAAGTTTATGTCCGGCTCTTCGGCGAGCTGGCTTGGGTATAGCGGCGGCGGCGGCATGAACCATTTGCCGGCGCCGGTGGCACTGCCCGTCTGGTAGAGCTTGCGGAAGACGGCCGGAACCTTCACCAGGACCGGCGTGATGCCGGGATAGCTGTGTTGCTCCCAAACGTCCTGGTCGTCGGTCCGGCGGAAGGTGGCTGACCAATTCAATAACGGGTTGCCGTTGCCGCCCTCCAATGATTCAAACGTCGCTTTCACCCGCACGTGCCGGTTGAGGCTCACCGACGTTTGCTCTCGCAGGATCGTCCCGGTGTTCGTCGCGACGCTGCCGTTGGCGGCGGCGGCGTTGATCTGCTGCTGCACCAACTGGCGGAGCTGCGTGATCACCTGCTGGGGATCGCCGACGACGACCAGGTCGAAGGTGAAGATGCGCGTCAATCGCATTTGCTCATCCCGGTTGACCGTGTCCTCTTCACCCTCGCCATCGACGACCGTCGCGCCTCCGCCAGCTCCCGGCAGCGGCGCGGCGAGCTGCGTGGCCACCAGGTTAAAGTTGGCCTGGTCCTGCGTCGCGGCCATCTCGAAGCGCTGGGTGACGATCCAGTTGGGGTAGGCGTACTGGCCGGTGAAGATGCCCAGCAACTGCTGGTACTGTTCGCCAACCGGTCCCTCTCCCGCCGAGCCGCCGAACAACTCGCCCGACCAGGTCACAACCTTCAGGTTGTCCGGGCCCGTGTCGGTGGCCAGACGCGGGATGCCGTCGGCGCTGGCCGTGTCGGCGGAGACCGTGAACCTGAACCGCCGAACAAGAGTCGCCTCGTCTTTGCCGCCCAGCAGCTCGAACGAAATGTGCGGGCCGCCCAGGATGCACTCGGCGGCCGGTATGGTGAGCAGCTCCTGGCCGCCCAGGCCCCACACCGAAAAGTCGATGCCGGCCTGGGTGAATGAGCCGGCGGCGATCGACAACGCGGCCGCCAGGCTGCCTGGGTCGTCCGCCTCCACCCACCCCTCGCCCTGGCCGGTGATCTTGGCCCCGATCGTCGCGCCAAAACGGATGATCGGCTCTTGACGGTAGCTGAAGTCGTCGAGCTGGAAGGCTTCGCCCCCGACGCTGCACGCATTCAATCCACTGAACGCGGCGGCGGGAACGCCCTCGGCGGCCGGGGAAAGCAGGGCGGGCACGCCAGGCGTCGCCTGGCCGGGCTGCGTGACGCGGGAGGGCTGGGTGATGGAAGTGGCTTGGACGCTCACAGTGCACCCCCTACTGCCCCGGCATCAGCCGCCCGGTTGAGTTGCTCTTTCTGCCGCCTCGCCGCTTCCTGGATGGCCGGGCGCAGCTTGTCAGCGATCTGGCTGCTGGCCTTGTGCACGTCGATCGAATCAACCTTGGCGTTGACGGTCACATTGCTTTGAACTGGCTGCTGCCTGGGGTGGCTGGCCGCGATCTGGTTGGCGACGTGGCTCATGTCGGCCAGCACGCCGGTGTTGGCCAGCGACACGCCGCCGCTGGCCTGCAACCCCACCGCAACGCCGGACGGCGCCGGCGGGGGCGTCGCGGCCCTGACGGCCGTCGCCGCCGAGGGGCCGGGATAGACCGCATTGAAGGCGTGAGCAGCCTGGTTCATCAGGTGAAGCACGCTGGTGACCTTGTCGAAGATCCAGCCCAGCACCTGGGCGAGGAATTTCAACTCGGCAATCCATTCGGCGATGACCGGCTTGGCGAGCTTGCCGAATGTTTGGAGCGCCGGCGTGATGTAGTGGCCGATCAGGACATAGCCTTCCTTGAGGTAGTCAAGGAACTCGCTCAGTAACGGCCCCAGGCTCTTTACCGCCGGCTGCACAGCGACGAACGCCTGCTTCAGCGCATCGCCGATGGCGGGCACGGCTTCTGTGAGAACCCAGTGACTGACCTGCTGGCCGATGCCGAGCAGCTCCACAAAGATGTCCCGCGCCTGGAGGGCATAGGGCTTGATCCGAGCGAAGGCGGCGGGGAGCTGCTTGCCGACTGCGTCGCTGGCCGCCCCTTTCACCCAGGCGATCAGCGGCTGCCAGTCGGCCCATACGGAGCGGGCATAGCCGGCCCACGCGGTCAGCACGGGCTGCAAGAACGCCACGGCCCTGGCGAAGCCGCCCTGGATGGCGGGGATGGCCGTGGAGCGGATGTACTCGATGCCCACCTGGATGGCCTCCCACGCGACGTGCAAGCCGCGGGAGGCGTAGCCGGCGGCCGACGACACCGCGGCGGCCACGCCGCCGCTGTGGCTCTGGATCCAGTCGAAGGCATAGCCGATCCCCGTTCGAACGCCCTTCGACACCCTGTCCATGATCGATTCAAAATCCTGAGCATGGGCGGCGGCGAAGCGGAGGAAGGGCGTGGCCACCGCCCGCTTGATGCCGGTCCACGAAGCGTCCCAGACGTGCTCCATCTGGACGACCTTGTCGGAGATCCCGATCAGGTCCGACGCCATGCCGCCGCTGGCGGCACGGATGCGAGCCGACGCCTCATCCACGCCGGCGGAGCCGTGCTTCAGGATGGGGAGCATCTCCAGGCCGCCGCGGGAGAGCAGGTCCATGGCAGCCTGGGCCTGCTTGGCGGGGCTGTCGAGTCCTGAAATCGCGTCGGCCACTTCCCTGAACAGGCCCTCGGTATCCTTCACGTGGCCGGTGGCGTCATAGACGCTGATGCCCAGCTTGCCGAAAGACATCGCCGTCGCTTCGTTGCCCTCGGCGGCGTCGGCGGCGTTGCGGGAGAGGAAGGCCATGGAATGGGCGACCTCCTCCATGGGCAGATTGACCTCTTTGGCGGCGGCCCCAACCTTGCCCAGGAAGCTGGCGGAGACGCCGGCCTTGTCGGCTTCGACGCCCAGGCTGTGTGCCGATTCGGCCACTTCGAAGAACGCGTTCTTGACGTAGCTGAAACCGGTCTCGATAGCGTTGCCGACGCCGGCGGCGGCCGTCTTTGCCAGGCTCACCCAGCCGAGCAAGGGATTGGCCAGGAAGTTCGTCACTACGCTGGGGAAGACGTTGGCGATGGCCCCAGCCTGGACCATGCCCCTGGTGAACGGGTCGATGTTCAACCCGAGGTCCCCGATCAATGATCCGGCGGTGAAGCTCATTGCAGTTCCTTCAGGGACGCCCGGTCCTCAATGCTTGTCGGAGGCTGTCCATGCCCGCCGCGCCTTTGCCAAACTTCCAACGCTTGGTGCCGCCGGGGCCGTCCACTACGCTCGATCCTTCGTCGCCCGATCCGGTTGCTCGCATGGCGTCCTCTATCTGTGCGGCTCTCAGGTTGATGATCCCAATCGTCACGTCGATAGGTAGGAGCCACGCCTCCGCCAGCGTCATCGACGGCACCACCTGAAGGAGGGCGATCACCAGCGTCTCTACGCCTACCGCCCCTGTCCCTGCATCGCCGTCTCGACTCGGTCGCGAACGTCGGCCAACTTTTTTTTGACGATCGACTCGCCGTAGTAGTGGATGACTGCGGTGACCACCAGGGCAATCTTTTCAGAGTCCCAGTCGGCCACGTCGATGGGGGCCTCAAACAGACCGCCGATCACCGCGCGGGCCTCGTCATCGCTCATGGACGTGGCGCGTTGCAGCTTGGCGATGTCGATGGCGTTCAGCCGCCGGACTGCCAGGGTGTGGCCGTCCAGGGCGAGGGTCAGGTCCCAGGGTTTCACCTGGGCATAGATCTCGGAAAGGTCGATGGTCATATTCAAGTACTCCGCATGTGACAAATGACAAGTGACAACGCTAGTAAGGCGACCCGGACGGCGCCGGCCCGACGTAGCCGTAGCACAGCAGCGGGCTGCCTGGCGTGGTGAGCTGGGTGCGCAGCGGCCAGTAGAGCCAGTCGATCTCCAGGTCCGTCTTCTCATCCTCTCCATTCCGCTTGGGGAATTTGATCATCGGGAACGCCATCAGCAGCGTGATGTCTTCGGCCGTCCCGCTCACGTCGATGGGATGCACGGTCAACTGCTGGGCATAGCTGTACAGGTCCTTGTGCCAGGTGGCCGGGGTCAGCGAGATGGACCCAGTGCTGTACCAGGGCATCAGCCCCTGGTACTGCGTGATGTCGATCTCCCGGGCCACTGACTTCAGGGGGCCTTTCAGGGCGATGACCCACTGGCCAAGCTCCACGTCGCCGATGGAGCCGACCTTGATCGGCTTGGTGACCATCTCCATGGCGCTGGGGTCCACTTCGTCCATGGAGCCGAGAAAGAGCGATCCCCAGGTGATGTCGTAAGTGCCGGGGCTGCGGACGCGAGCGATGTTGTAGGCGGTCATTGAGGTCTATCCTTAATGCGGGTTAAGCAAAGAACCCATTGTTCATGAACTGTGCGTCGAAATTGATGCGGACCTCCGGGCGGCCCTTCTCATCCCGGCTGACTATCCCGGGCGGCCGGATGTTGAGGAAGCCCAGCACGCGCCACTGCGGAGCGGTCCCGAACAGGACGTTGCGGGCCGGGCGGCCGTTGCCGTCCAGCAGCACCTGGTACAGCGACTGCGCCAGGTTGAGGGTGGCGTTGTCTCCGTAGCCGACGCACTTGATCTGGATCGACGTGGTCTCCAGCCCGATCTGCTGGACCGACCCGCCGTACGCCTGAATGACGGCATAGGGCTGGGGGCGGTTGCTGGAGTCCTTGGGCACATACGTCTCGTCGGCCATGCCGATCCACAGCGTCCGAGGCGTGGCGGCATAGACCAGCGGCGGCGACGCCTCGGCGGCCATCCAGGTCGCCACAGCATTCAAGAAGGCGAAGATGGGGTCGGGCTGTGCCATAGTCGATCGAGCGCGTCGCTACGCGACGGCGGTTAAACGGAGCGGCCCTTAAGGGGCCAGTTGTTTTATCCGTTGTTCGATGTACGGGACCATCTTGGGCTGGTTGGCCCGGATGGCGTTCTCGAGAAACTTGGCTTCGCCCTGGTCGTGATGGAAGTCAATCCGCTCGTGCTGGACCTCGGCGTACACCGTGTTGAAGCCTAGCTCCTTCTTGATCTTCCCGTTCGACACTTCAGCCGGCCGGGTGAAGGCCGACGCCTTCAGCGTGCCCGGCGCCGGGTCGTTGGGGCTATACAAGCCGCCGCCCACCGGGGCGAGCTGCTGGGCGTCGCCCAGGACGTGCTCGCCGAATTCATCTAACGCCTGGCGGGCGGCGGCGATCTGGCGATCGCCGGCGATCGACAGGGACTGCATGAATTTCTTGAGATCTGCCGGCATCCTTCTCCTAAGCGCGTCGCTGCGCGACTGCGGTTAAACGCCTCGGGTCTTTAGGGCCCTGCGCCGCGGGCGAGGCGGCGCAGGCTCGGGTGGACCGTACCGATCGCTCCTGTCTGCGTAGCCTCCCGCCTCGCCGCGCCTGATCGGCACTGTCGCGGGCGGGAATTCCGTCATCGTCAAAGCTTCAAGAACACTTCCCAGTGGGCGATGCCGCCCTGGCGGTCGATCACGTATTCGATCCGGTACGTCTGCATCTGCCCCCCATCGGTCGCACAGACGGCCTGGCCGCCTTGCTGGGGCACGTTCCCGCCCAGCGAGGCCTTCGGGACATAGCAGACGCCCTTCGCGTCCTGGATGGCTTCTCCGACCGCGTAGCGTTGCGTGCCAGTGACATTGCTGAGCTGGCACCGGGCGTTCACCGTCACCGGCGTGCCGAACGACGTGGCGCCGTCAGGGCCTGGCGGGGCCGGCGGTGCGAGCGTCGATAATTGGCCGTTGGTGATCATTGCTGTCGGTCACTGGTCATTTGTCACTGGTCATTTGCGTTGCCGCTCAGGATCAGCAGCGCGGATATTGCCGCCGCCGTCGCCACCATGGCGAGGAAGGTCATAGGATGCGGCCGCCTTTCAACCGGTACATGCGGATCATCTGGAATCCCAAACGACACAGCACTTGCGGTCCTCTCTCGACAAGCTGGCGGTACGCCTCGGCGGCCGCTCCGGTGCTCTGGCTGGCCAACCCGTCATAGATGGCGTCGATGCGGTCCTTGCGGACGCCGGACAGGATCGAATCGGCCTGGTACATGACGGCATGCTTCACGCGCCAGGGGATCAGCGGGACCAGGTTGGTTGCGTCCCAATCCCACACCACGTCGGTCCCATAGGGTGCGACATTGAGCGACAGGTTCTCATTGAGCACGGCATCGCCCCGGCCTCTCGGGCGGGACTCGTAGGCGACGCGGGGGAACTCCAGGAGCTGGGGGGCCATGCCCTGGTAGACCGTGTTGTTGGGGTTGTTGGGGTTGAAGCGGCGACCCTGGTACGGCCCGGCGGAATCGACGTCCAGGGAGGCGACCGCCAGGGCGGCCGACTGCTGGCCGCCGTTGGCGGCCAGGAAGGCCGGGATGAGGTTGGCCGGGACGTTGGCCACGATCGCCACCGCGCTGCCCAGGTCCAGGTAGGTGGGGATGCCGTCGATGGTGAGGGCCTGCACGCTCATGGTGTCACCGTCGCAGTCGATGTGAGGTAGGCGCCGGGCTTGCTGAAGGTCAGGGTGTAGGCCAGGCCATGGGTGAGGTACATGGGGGCCAGCCAGCGGCCGTCGTCGCCGGTAATGGCCCGGCCCCGCTCCACGTAGGCGCCGGCGGTGTAGTCGGTGGCCAGGTAGGCGCGGATGACGCCGCCGGAGACGCCGGTCGATCCCAAAACATAGCGGAGGTTGTCGGTCCCTCCCGTGTTGTGGTTCACAGGCACGGTGCCGTCGCCATCGGCGGCGTTGTCGCCGGATTCGCCAGCGCCGATCGGCACATCGTTCGGGGCGGTGCCATCGACGTGACGGCGGAAGATCGCATCGTAGGCGCCGGCGGCCGACACCCCGGCAGGGGTCGTCGCCGAGTAGCGGCTGGAATTGTTGCCGACGGTGTAGGAGCCGCTGGCCGCGCTGCTGGTCGCCGAGGCGCTCAGGACAAAGCCTGTGCCGCTGGTGATGCTGGCCACGGTCGCACCGGCCGGGATGCCGCTGCCAGACATCGTCTGGCCCACCGAAAGGCTGGCGGTGCTCGCGCAGGTCACATTGACGGTAGAGTTGAGGACGACGCCGGCGAGGGTGACGACGCCGCCGCCATCCTGGGGGGCGGAGACGGAGTAATAGCCAAGTTTGTAGTTGGCATCAGACCAGGTCTCGTACGCGGACGTGTTGGTGTTCCACACCAGGTTGCCCTGGTGGTAGTCGGCGACGACCGCGAGGCCGGAGATTGGATAGTCGAGAGAGTCCATTTAGTCAGTCGAAAACGAGATCCCGTCGAGCCAATACGTTCCAACAGTCCCATTGTACGGACCCACGAGGCCGTTGCTGAAGACGTTCACGCCATTAAACACCTGGGCCGGACTGCCCCCATAGATTGCGCCTGGCACTGTTATGCTTGGACTGGCAGGGCGATATCCAACGGGAAGCGCGAAGATGGCCGCTCCGCTGCTGCCCGTCACAAGCCCGGCAAGGTGGACCATTCCGTCGGCGTCTTTCCAGAACCTCGCTCCGCTGTAGCCGCTGCCATAGTTGGCCCAACCGCCCTGGAATGCAGGTGCTCCGGACGCGCCAACATAGACGACGGGTCGCTGTGGCACGCCAGCGGCGCTCACCGCCGTCAACGCGGTGCCGGTCTGGGCGAGATTCTGCCAGAGGATGCCAGTCGCCAGCGAGCCGCCGTTTACCGACACGTTGGTCAGCCCGCTCGCCGCGTTGAACTCCATGCCGTATTGAATGCCGGCTTCAGAGTCAACGTTGGAAAGCTGGATGTTCGAAATCGCTGCGTCGAAGGCGTCAACCGCGACGCCCCAAGCGGTCGCTCCGCTGCTGCCGATAGCCCGCGCGATCAGATTGGTTCCATTGCAATCGTGGCACAAGGCGTAAAAGTCGCTCTTGAAATAGATTCCTACCACGCCGGCCCCGCTGGCGATGACATTGTCAACATTCGAGTCAATCGCCTTGCAGGCCAGGCCGTAGCTGCCGAAGAAGGTTTCAACGTTGTTGACCTTCCCGCGGACCACATTTTCAAAACGGAAGGCGTGCGTGCCCGATGTAGGACTTTGGGCGAGGCATACGACCTCGTTAACCGCCGGCGCGTTGAGCAGGGCCGTGCCGGTGGGATGACCAATAGTGTTCGTCAGTGTGCCGCCGGTCAAACTGCCAGTCCCTACTGCGCTGATGCCCCACAGGACCGGGAGTGCTGGCGTGACGACCCAGTTGCCCGCCGTGCCGGTCACGGTCACCCCGCTCAGGCCAAGCGTTGCCAGGGCCGTCATCAATGCAGACGCTACCGTCGATGCGGCGGCGCCGTAGGCGATTGCCGTCGTCGTCGCCGTGGTGCCGCCCAGATTCGCCACGGTGAGCGTGAACGTGCCGCCGGTGGGGCCGCCCGCGATCGTGAAACTGTCGGGGACGTTGCTGATGGCCAGGCCATCGACGGCATTGCCGCCATAGAGAGCGGTGCAGACCGCAGAGCCGCCGTCGATGCCGACTTTTTCCAGCGAGATGTTGTCGTTGAAGATGCTCAGCGGGGCCGGAATCACGGCGCCGTTTTGGAGCCTGGTCGGCGCAGTGAGGCTGTCCACCGATGGAGCCTTCGCTCCGCGAATCCTGCAGCCGGCGGGGATCGGGACCGTTACAGGAGCGGCATACACGCAGTCGCCAACGTCGAGCACGCCACCAGGCGAGAGAGCGGACACGCCGGCATTCAGGGTCGCATATGGGAGATCGAACGATCCGCGCCCGGGCGTCGGCGCGTCGCTGCCGTTCACGGAGGATACATAGACCGTGGCGGCGGGGGCGGCGATGATTGGGAACGCGGTTGCGACCATCAGTTTGCCACCACAATCGCCTGCACGGCCGCATGGATCTGCGCCACGCCAGCGGCCTGGCTCAACTGCCCGGAGATCACCGCGTTGACCACCGGCGCCGGGTCGTAACTGATCGCCTGGACTTGGCGGAATCCGGCCGGGAGCTGACCCGGCGGCGCGGCCGGCGAAGCTCCGCTGAAGGCCGTGCCGGGCCACGTCCCCGCGATCGTGCAATTGGTCGCCGTCAGCAACGGAGTTCCCGCCGGAGGCGCGGTCCAGGGTGGGGTGCCCCCGTTGTTCCAGGCGCCGCCGCTGGCGATCATCCCACTGGGATAGGTCTCGGCGCCGGCGATCGTCGTCGGCGGCGTCCCCTGGCCCGGCATCGCGACGAACGTGCAATTGACCAATTTGACGGGCCAATAGGTTTGGATGGCCGTGCAGCCGACCCAGGCAGTGCCTGACCAGTAGTAGTGGCCGCCGATGAAAGTGCAGTTGCTGATCGTGCACCCCCCCTGGCTCATCACGTTCAGCACGCCGATGCCGGAGTCGACGAAGACGCAACTGTCTATGTTGCCGCCCGCGCGGGTCTGGATCTGGCACGCCGAGTTGCTGGCAAACAGGCACTGCGAAATCGAGGGGAGCGAGTTAGGGGCGTTGATGTACAGGCCGTGGTAATACTGCAACCGGGCGGCCGGGGGCTGCCCGGTCTGCCAGCCGTTCCAGGCGAAGCAGCTCGCCGAGATCGAGATCGGGCCATCGACCCCTTCGATGTACCACCCCTGGCCGTCGAACAGGTTGGCGGGATCGTGCAGGGCGTTAATTGAGATCGCCCCGGCGATGGTCAAACCCCCGGCGTAGGTCTCACTGCATCCGTTCTGATCGAACCCCGTTATATAGATGTTTGAAAACGCCTGGGCGGCGGTGTGATTGACGGAGTAAATCCCATAACCCTTGGGGACCGCGCCAGCGACGTGGACCGCATAGCCGCTGGGGAAGGTGGTCGGAAGCGGGGGAGTGACCGGCGACCAGACGTAGGCCGATGGCTGGGAAGTTGGCTGGGAAGTGGGCAATGTCGCAGGCGGTGAAGTCGGAGCGGTTGAAGGCTGGGATGCGGGCGAGGCGCCCAGGGCGGCGGAGACGGCCGTCACTACCGGGACGTTGGCCGTCAGGTCGTGCTGCTGCCCGTCGCAGGTAGTGACAATCACTGACCGGATGCATGGCGGTACTTGGGCTGGAAGCAGGGCGATCGCGGTCAGCAGCACGGCCGAGGCGACCAGCAATCGAAATGCGAATCTCACGTCTTCACGTTTCACGTCTTCACTCCTCATCCGGGTATTGCAAAGTCGATCCTCACGATGGTTCCCGTCAGGTTCGCGGGCGATCCCGTGCCGGTGATAGTCAGCAGCAGCCCATCTCCCGCCGCCGTGTCCAGATTGGCCGGCGTGCCGTTCAGAGACAGCGACCGCATCACGTTGGCGGTCAGTCCAGAGCCTCCGGTCAACTGCGTGGTGTTGCCGGCGCCGAGCAGGTTGGTCGATCCCGTCCCGGCCGCACCGGTATCGACCAGGCCGAAGCTCCAGTAGTTCGTGTTGGACGTGGCGACGGTGGTCGTGTTGCCGATGGCCACGCCGCTCACCACGGCGGCGGCCGGCAAAGCCGAGATCAGTTGGCTTACGTTGCCAGTGACATTGCCCAGGACGATCTCGACCGACCTGGTCAAGGCGGCCGCCGAGGGCGGGGCATAGAGCAGCACCTTGGCGACGGCGGAGCTGGTGATGGCGGACGCCCCGGTCACCACCGTGTAGAGCGGGACGTGGCCGGCGGTGAATCCGACCGTGTTGCTGACCACTTCGCCCGCGCCGCTGAGGGCCAGGGGATCGACCTCCACGTAGTTGGTGGTCGATGCCGCCATGGCGGTCGTGCTGGCGGCGAGGGACAGGACCGTCTGGCCGTACTGGATGCGGCCGGCATAGAGACCCAGCGTGAGACCGACCGTCGTGCTGCCGTTGATGCTGAATGCCCCACCGCCCAGGCAGATGGAGTCGATGTCCCAAGCGTAGCTGTTGATTCCGGTGGGACCGGCGTCGACGTCATTTTCCAGGTCGTTAATCAACTGCGCGAGGCCGCCGGTGAACTGCTGGCCGAACTGCCGGCAGTCGCGGTTGATCGCGTCGGCCTGAACTTGGGTGAGGAAGTCGGTCATGGGGGCAGTTGCAAGTTGCTGGTTGCTAGTTGCTAGGGAAAGACGGGATCAGTCTCGTGCCCGCTCTTGTCTGCTGCTAGCAACTAGCAGCTAGCAACTTCTTACTTGGCCGTGTCGGTAACCGTGCAGCCGAACTCCAAACACGCGTGGGCGAAGATCGGATCGTCGCTGGTCGCCACGCCATTCACGAATGTCAGCCTGGGGACGCCGACGACCTGGTAGGGCGTGGCGTGGGCGATCTGGAATCGCGGCCCCGCTGGAGCCGGCGGAGCTGGCGGGGCCGGCTCGGCAACCTTGGTGGGAGTCAGGGGCTGCGCCGGGGCCGGGGCGGCGATCGGGGCGGCGGCGGGAACCGGCGGGGCCGGCTGCGGGATCGGAACGTGTGTCGGGGTTTCCATAGTCTTCCTATTCAGCATTCATCATTCAGACTTCAGCATTTCCGCTAGTACGCTCCGCCGCTCTGCGGAGCGAGCGGGTTCACCATGTCCTTGCCAGGCTCGCCGCCGACGTCCAGCCAGCTCTTGCCGGAGATGCTGGGCAGGTAGCCGGCGATGGTCACCGAGCGGCGGACATATTGCGTGCCGGCGGGGATGCTTATTGACGCGTAGTTGATGCCCATGGCGGCGATCGCCGTCGCCGTGCCGGCGTTGGTCCAGGTGGAATTGTCGGGGCTCGTCTGGGCGGTGTGGGTGTACACGTTGTTGAAAACGTAATTCCCGGCCGACGTGCTGGTCGTCGCCGCCGCTGACAGGACGAAGACCGTCGAGCTGGAGACGCTCGCAATAGTCGCACCTGCCGGGATGCCCGTGCCGGTGACGCTCATGCCCGCTGCCAGGCCAGCCGTGCTGGTGACGGTGACTGACGTGCTGGTGTTGGTGAGGGTCACGTTGGCGCTGGCGATCGTTACCGTGCCCAGGTTGAGCGACTCGATCAGCGCCCCGACGTAGCCGGAGACCGCCAGGCTGGCGGCGGCGAAGGATGCGCCCAGGTCCAGCGAGTCGCTCTGGTAGGTGGCGAGCTGGGGCTGCACGGTGTCGCCTTCGAACATCGAGGCGTGGCCGCGGCGGAAGTGGAATGGCTTCACAGGTTGCTCCTTACGACCCGAGACAGGTTGCTTACGACCCGAGGCGTCCGACCTCGGCGCTTCCGTCAAGGGCGTTCGATATCTTGCCGGTGTCCCGGTCGGTGACTTCGTAGCCGATGCGGATGGCGTCTTTGGCGCACTGCTCGCTGTCGGTTTCGGACCGCCCTTCGATGAACTTGCAGCCGCAACGCTCGCCGCTGAATGTCGGGTGCTTCACGCGGATCTGAAAGCGTTTCTCGCCGGGCCGGCGGGGGATGGGGCCGGCGATGATCTCCGGCCCCCCTTGCCCCCCGTCCTGCGCGTCTTCTGTCTTTCGCTTTGCCACTTTGGGTCTCCTTCAATGCAAATAGCCTCGCTGGAAAACTTATCCGAGGCGGACGTTGGGATTGAGGTACGCCTCGAAGGTGATGCTGGGCGCGGTGCCCGCTACGACGAGCTGCAGCCGCACGTAGCGGCCCTGGATCTGGGCGCGCAAAACGACGGTGCCGGTGGCGGTCACCGCCAGCGTCCCCTGGGTCGTCCAGGTGGCGTCGTCGGGGCTGTCCTGGAGGTCGAAGGTGTACGTCTCGTTGCTGCTGCCGAGGTTGAGGGCGGTCGTGCGGATGACGGCCCCCATCGGCATGCCCAGCTCGCCGGGAGCCCGGCCAGAGCCGAGATCCAGGACGGGATAGGTGGTGTTGGCGGTGGAAGTGACCGTCGAAGTGGACGGCGCCGGCTGGGGCGGAGTGGTCGTGGGCGGCGCCTGGTGCAACGCGAGCTGCACGTCCTGTACGCCGGCCGGTAGTGAGGGGTCCATAGGGTGCTCCGGTTCAGAGTTATTCGAGGCTCGGATTGTTCAGAGTTATTCGAGGCTCGGATTGTTGGGGATGATCCCGGCGACGCGGCAGGCAGCGCGGGGGTGGAAGATGGCGATGCCGACGTTGGCTTCGATCAGGTCCACGTAGTAGGTGCCCAGCAGCCCGACCTGGACGTGTTCGATCAATTGGCTGCCCATCAGGCCCTGGACGTATTCGCCGTCCGTGTCGTCGCCCAGCTTGATGACGTACAGGCTGGTCGTCGCCGAGCTGCTGCCCATCACTTCGGTTTCGGTGAGGATCGGCTGGTCGTCGCCGTCTTCGTCAAGGATCGCGAAGGGGACGCCGTCATAGCTGGCGGCCTGTCCCTGGATCTCGGCGATGCGCGTGCCGCTGGCGGTGGCGCGCAGCAGGTCGGTTATGGTGCGCCGGCACGCCTTGTTGCAGACGATCACCTTGCCTTCGTTGTTGCCGCCGATCACGCGATCGAGGGCGGCATCCAAAATGTCCAGGGTGAGGGCGCCGCCGTTGGCGCCGCAGGTGATGTACTGCCGGCCGGTCAACCGGGCGTTCAATCCATAGAACTGGCGGGGATCGTTGGCGGGGTCGCCCTGGATGCAGTATTTGTCGAAGAACAGCGACGACCGTTTGACCTTGCCGGCGATCGAGTTGGCCCGGGCGATGTCGCCCTGCTTGTTGACGATCTGCCGGTCGGTCTGGACCTTGCCGCCGAAGATGGCGAGTTGTTCGACCAGGGGGTTGATCACCCCGGCGTCCGGGGCATAGTCTTCGTTGAGCCCGCGGAAGGCGATGCCGCCGGTGGTCTGCTGGCGGTTGTAGGTGTAGGAGAAGCCGTCCACCATGATCCATTTGAGCCGGGGCATCAACTGGGACTTGTTGGTGATGATCTGGACCAGCCCGGCGCGCTTCTGGTCGGTGGTCTGGGAGATGAAATCTACTAGCGAGATAGCCATGGTCTTCCTTTACCTTGCTAAGGCCAGCACGCCGCCGGACGTGCCGCCCTTATTGTGAGCCTCCTACACGGCCGCGATGGTCCCTTGCGCCGTCTGAGCCGTGGGGCCTACGGTCGTCTTGTCGGCCGCCAAACCGGCGGCGATCTTTTGAACGGGGGAACGCTTGTCGTCGGGCCGGGCCACCTGCGCCGACGGCGCCACCGCACCGGCGGCGGCGGACGCTCCGCCAGCCACTTTCGGCGCCTTCACGCCCAGCTTGTCGAGCAAACCTTTGTAGCGGCCGCGGATGGCGTGCTCTTGCTCGGCGAATTTCGCCGGGTCGGTGCCCAGGGCGCCCTGGTACTCTTCAGGCAGATCAGCCAGCTTGCTGGCGATGTAGCTCTGCCGGGCCTGCTGGATCTGCGCCTGCTGGGTGAAGCCCTGGAGCTTCTCGCCTACCAGCTTGTCGACGTCGGCCAGGGTGAGGGGTTTGGCTTCGCCCGGGGCGGCGGCCGCCGTAGCCGGAGCCGGCGTCTGAAGCTTGCCGATCTGTTCGGCCAGCGGAGTGAGCGCCTGAGTGAACGCGGGGGCGATAGACTTGGCGATCGCTGCGCCAAGCTTGTCATAGTCGATCGCCGGGGCTTGGTCGGTCATCTGACTGTCCTTTCCGGCGTCATTCGATCGCCGTTTGAATGGGTTCCAAAGAGTCATCAAAACACTGTCCCCGGCGGATCCGCCGGCTTGGGTGCCATCGTCGCTCTGCCGCCCAGGGCGGCGGCCGTGCCGTGGAGCTGCACGGCTCCGGGTTGGCCAAGGCCGGGCGAGCCGGCATCCGGCTCGGCGGCGAAGATCTGGTTGAACTCATCCTCCAGCAGCTTGTCCGGCGGCGAGAGGGACCAGGTGAAATCGTCGGCGAGGGTGGCCACCATCGCGACGCCGTGCCAATCGAACTGGATCGTTCCGACCATTACGCCACCTCTCCGTGCAGGATGCCCACGATCAGCTTCAGATACTCCGGGTCCTTGGCGAACCGCATGGGGTTCTGGTACAGCGTCTCGATGCCGACACTGAGCACTTCGGTGTACATCAGGCCGGCGGCATCTGAGCTGTATTTCTTGCCGATGTAGTGAGCCAGGGGATAGCCGACCGTCTTGGCGAACTCGTCTTCCCGCCCCATCTCGCTCGGGTCGAAGTTGCACTGCGGATACTTGGCCTTCAGGCTCACAAACGCCTCTTTGCCGACGCGTTCCTCCAGGAACAAGTTGACCGCCTTGCGGGCGCCGGGGAGCGTATCTTCCAGCTCGTGCCCCAGCTCGTGTGCGAGCGTGTGCTCAGGCGTGTACTCGGTGGCGAACACGCTGCCGTGGCTGGCACCGGGGCGGCCGATGCCCGCGTTCGTGTTCCAGTGAGCACGGCCGCTGGTGGCCACTTCGAAGGTGACCTTCCTGGCGGGAACCCCGGAAACGGCAGCAGTCCGCTCGCTGACCCATTTGACGGCGGTGTCGATCTTCCCCTGGGCGACGGACAGCTTGGCGTCTACCTTGCCCTGGGGAATAGTGTTCGTCGGCCCCTGGACCTTCAGGGCTTCATGGGCCTCGGCGATGCGGGCGGCGTGGCGGCCTTCGATGGCAACCCTCTCTGTGCTGAGCGCGAAGCTCTCCTTCACCAGGGTGTGACGCTTTTTGATGTCTGATTCATTGGCGTACTCCGTCCTGATGGCTTCGATGCGCTTTTGGATCTGCCCGTAGCGAGCGTTGTCGGGCTCGGCAGACTTGGCGACCTGCGCGATGCGATCGGCAATGCCGGCCGCCTTCGTGTCGGTGCGCGCGAAGAACGTCTTCAGGTCGGCGGCCGTCTTGACCGCTGTCGGCCCGGTGGCGACGACCGGGGCCGGTGCGACCGGGGCTGGGGCGGGCACGGGCTTTGGCGCAGGGAGGGCCTGGCCATACATGGCCGCCGCGGTGTCCTTGTACCGCTTGGCGGCGTCGGACCCCATGCCCACGCTCTTGAACAGAGCTTGAGCCTGCGTGGCCGTCTTGCCCGCCAGCGCCAGCGTGTCCGGCGTCGGCGCCGCATCCTTCAACTGCGTCGGCGTAGCCAGGGCCGCGACGAAGGGCCGCGTGCTCTTTGAGCAGTTGGGATGGAACGGCGGGACGGGATAGCCCGCATTACCTGGGAGCGACGACAGCGGCGGGTAGTGCGGGTCCTTGCCGGAGAGGCTGAACACTTGCCCGAGAAACGCGGTGCAGAAGGTGTTTGAGACCCGGCCGACGATGCTGACCAGGTCGATGCCCACCTGCTGCAGCCGCTCGTGACGGGCATAGGTCGTCGCCTCGCGCGTCTTCGTGCGGACGACCAGGCGGGCATACTTGCCCACGTCGAACTCCATCGGGCCGCCCCGCGTCTGTAGGACGATCTTGTCCCCGTGCACGGCTCGCAGGGCTTCGCGCAGCTCCCGGATGACCGCCGTGGGCTGCCCCTCGATCAGTCCGCCGGCCAGGATCTTGTTGATGTCCTGTTCGCTCAGCTTGAGCTGCGCGGTCTTGCGGAGGAGCGTCTTGGCACCGTTGCCCATCGCGGTCTCAGCCTTGCCCAGATCCGCGGCGGCGTCGCGGGCGAAGACGGCGACGGCGCCGCGATCGACCAGGGCGAAAGATCCGTGGAGGGGATTGTCAGCAGGGGCTGATGCTGGCGGCCGAACCCCGGCGGCAACGGCCTGCGAGTCGGCCCTTGCGATTCCGTCCTCGACGGCCTTGGCGAACGTGGTCGGCGAGCCGAGCCAGTTGACGGTTTGCTTCTTGAGCGTGCGCAGCTCGTCGTCCACCTGGCTAATCAACTGCGCCGCCCGGGCCATCCGCCACGCCTGGCTCTGGGTGGCGCCAGCCGGCTTGAGAATGAACCGTGCCAGCTTGCGTTGGGCGGCCAGGTAGTAATCCGCGAGGATGTCCACCGTGCCCTGAGGGATGCCGCTGGTTGAGAGGTTCGGGGTCATGCCGCCCTCCCTGCCGCCGATGCAGCCGAGCCGGCGGCGACGCCGCTATTCGTGTAGCTATTGGAGGCGCCGGCGACGCTGTCGGGGTTAGCCAGCTCCGCCGCCCGCTGGTCAGCGCCCGGAAGGTCCGCGTCTTCCACGCCCCCACCCGCCACGCTCCCTTCCCCACTCTCCGCCGTCCCGCCGCCATCGCCCATGAACACGGTCGGCTGCTGCTGGGCGCGCTCGGCTTCGATGCGGGCGAGTTCCTTCGCCACCGTCGCGGGATCGCCGTACAGCTTTTCCAGACCGCCTTCGACCGACATGAGCTGGCAGGACCGGAGCGTGGAGAGCGTTTGGGCCTGGTCGAGTTCATCGACCGGGATGCCGTCGCGCGGCTCGACGCCCAGGGGATTATCGCTCACGTCATAGCGCGTGCCGGGCAGCGTCTGTTCAAGGGCCTGGGCAACGCCGATCATCCGGCGGATGCCTTGCTTCCAGTAGGCGGCCTTGCGGCGTGCCTTGGTCAAACTGTTGGTGGCGCGCAGGCGGAGGGTGGCGTAGCTGACCGGGGCCGCCCCTTCGTCCATCCCCAGCAGGACGCCGCTGGTCTCCGCCCTGACCAGCAGTTGCGCCAGGGCGAATTTGCGGTCCTCGATCGCGGAGGCAAGCTGCGCCTCCCAGGTGATGTATTTGGGGATTTTCTCCGGGTCGGAGAAGGGGAATGCCTCGAAGTCGCTTCGGATGTTCCCGTTCTCATCGAACGCCTCTTCGGGGAAGACCATCTTGGGGTCGGAGTGCTTCAGCAGCACGCGGGCAATCTGCGTGTTCTTGGCGTTGACCATGTCCTGCAAGTCGATCAACCCGTCATAGTCCGAAACGGGGCGGCCGCGCACCAGCAGGTTGGGGACCCAGATAATCGTGTTCTGGTCGATGCCGGTTTGGGTGATAGGCTCAAGAGGTCCGCCGGGCGTCCCGTCTGGCTGGGGAGCCACGGGCCACTGGTCGATGGCGAGCTCGGTGAGGGTCTTGTTGTCATCGTTGAGCTGGTAGCAATGCCGCTCGATCTGCCCGGCCGTGTAAATCTCTTTGAGGATCAGCCAGATCGGCTTGTCGGCCGGCTGCATCGAGCCCCCCTGGCCGCCGACGTTGGTGACCGAGTAGCGATCGTAGCGGCGGTATTGCAGGTCGGGTCCGAGGTCGCCCGCTGGAAAAACTTCGTCGGTGGGGATTTGGCGGAGGTAGACCTCGCCGTCCATGACGACCGCTTCAACGCACGCCTCGGCTTCGTAGCTGGCATCGACGGCGCAGTTGTAGAGCAGGGTGTACAGGCTACACCGCTCGCTCAGATCGTTCAGGGCGGCTTGCTGTTCGGGAACGTCGCTGCGCAGGATCGGCTCATCGCCGAAGAGCAAGTCGGCAGACTTCAGACTGATCAGCCCCAGCACGTTGTAGGCCAGGTACATCTTGGTCGTCTGGGTATTGACGCGGACCTCGGGGAACTGGAACTGGGTTCGGCCCTCATCGACGTAATACTCCCGGTGCTTCCCGTCGAAGAGCATGCGGGCCATGCGGATCCGCTCCAGGCGGGATTGCTGGGCGGGAGTGAGCCATGCGCCATAGTCCGACCCGGGCGCGTTCCAGGCGCTGCCGGTCGAGTAGACCCAGATGGCGGGGATGGCTTTTGCTGAATCCATTCTTCGCTCAAACTCCGAACACAGCCTTGCGGACATCCGCAATGGTCTGATCGTCGATCGCCTGTCCTTTACCCTTCAGCGACCGCATCTCCCGCTCCAGCTTCGCCGCCAGCAATTTCACCAAACCCTCTTTGCTTCTGACCAGGTTGCGGAGAGCCATGGTCATTTTCAGCACGTCGCCGGTGTCGATGTCGCCGTCTTCCTGGAGCTGCGCCGATTGCTCGAAAACGACCTGCGTCAGCTGCATCGCGGCGGCGTCGGCTACGTCTTCCAACTGGCCGCCCTGGATCGCCGTCTTGATCACCTGGGCCAGCTCGCCGCTCCGGGAAAACCGCTCCTGCATCAGCAGCGACTTGAACTTGCGATACCAGTTCCCGCTGGCGGTGCGACCCACGTTGAAGCCCCGCGACAAGAGCCAGTCGTGGATCTCGTCATAGCTGCGCCCCGGCTCGCGGGCGAACGTCTCCAGCTCGTCAAGCTCGGCCCGGTTGAGCAGCTCGAGAACTTTGAATTGGCTGGGCATCGCAGTTACTAGCTACTAGCCGCTAGTCGCTAGTAGCTGCCTCTTCAAAGTTCCTCGTTGCTCACCCGCGGGTCCCACACGTCCGGGTCGGGATCGGCCTGCCCGCGATAGAGCAGGCATCCCTTGTCCTCGATCCGCACGAACACGTTGTCCGGCCTCACGCTCTCGCCGTGCATCCGCCGCAGGCGAGTGACTGTCACCATGGACTTCCGCTCCAGGTCGGCCAGCAAATCCATCGCGTGCTGGTCGTTCTCGATGCGCTGGTCCAACACGACCGACTGGTTGACCTGGCGGACGATCTTCGTGCCCGACAGGCCCTGCATGGGGGCGGCGCCGCGAGAGAGGTACAGGGCCTCCAGGATCGACCAGCGGAGCATGCGGTCGGTTTCATTGCGCGCCTTGCTGAAGTCGATGGGCATGGGTCAAGGTCCTCGCTTGTTGCTGAGCGCGTCTTCGACTCTCTGGGCGAGCTGGGCGTGCTTGATGTCCTGCTGTCCCAGGTGCGCCTGGATCTGCTGCACTTTGGACTCCATGGCGCCCTGATGTTCCTTCAGGTCCTGCTTGCTGGCCGCCTTCTCGGCGATCACCTGCTTGATCTCCGCCAGGCCCTTCACGATCGAGCGTTCCAGATCGCGGCCGTAGTCGTCCATCTTGCCGAACTTGCTGGAGCCGTCGTCCAGCCGCCGCTGCACGTCCAGCAGCTTCTCCGTCACCAGCTTGGTGGCGAGTTCTTTAGTGGCCTCGGTGGACTCCTCCAGTTTTCGTTCCAGGCTGTCGATCTTCCTGGCCCGATCGGCTTCTTTGGCGTCCTGGTCGTGATGGCGGTCCCTGGCCTGGCGATCCCGCTCTTTGCCCTTGCTGTGGATGATCGCGACGCCGATCGCCACGCAGGCACTGATGCCTACGTTGATCCAACCGAGGTTCGATTCAGCCAGCAGGTGCATTCTTCTACGCAGGCAGCCCCGCGGGCGAACCCGCGGGGCTTCGAGGCATGCCGCCATCCACGCGGCGTTTATTCCGGGTCACGTCTTCGGCGCCGCCGGGGCCGCCGGGGCTGCGGGCGCGGGAGGCGTCGCTCCGCCCGACACGACCGGCACGACCTGGTTCACGCCGCCGATCAGCGCGGTGGCCACGGGCTGGAGATTGGCCGGCAACGCCGACACCGGCACGCTGTCGGCCACGGCCTGGACGGCGGCGATGATCTGCGCGGTGTGGTTGTTCGACGCCGTCTGCGCGGTCGTATTGGTGGATGACACAGAGGCGTGGCCGAAGTAGGCGACAATGCCGACGCCCGCCAAGCCGATCAGCGAGCTGATAATCGGACCCCAGGGGGACGGGGCGGCGGCGGCCAGGGTCTGGCCGATCTGCACACCGCTCTGCACTTCCTGGATCTTCACCGCCGCAACGTCGCTTTGTTCCTTGGCCTCATCGGCGGCGAGCTGCTGCAAGCTCGTGACCTGGGGCTGGAGGCTGGGCTGGGTGGCCGCCTGCGTGGTCGCTGCGGACAACGCCTTCTGATCGGCAGTAACCGCCGCGGTATCCGCCTGCACGGTCGGGTTGGCGGCGGTGCAGGCATACAGGCAAAACGCGGTGATGGAGATAATGGCCAGGACGAAACAGGCGAGTAGCCGGGACGTGCGCATGGGGGCTCCGGTAAGGGGGTCTGAATGAACGCTGAATGGAAGACTTGCACAGGCCTTCTCGGCTCCGTGCAAGCCGGCGGAGGAGGGCGGGGGCGCGGCTCCGCGCTGGCGATCTCCCGCAACGGAGAGTGGTAAATGAGTCTTAAGGTGAACGCGGCCCCCCGGCAGGGGGGAAGGATTCCCAGCCGTCACAATCGAGCCGCGTGAGCCGCGTGAGTGCATGACCGCAGGGTTGCGGTCCGATGAAAAAAAAGTATCAAGGGTATGCGGTCGCACCGAGCTGACACGAGTGTCAGCCCGGTGCGCCGAGGCCTCGCCGGTAGTCGGGGTATGAGCCCCTATCGCCGAGGCAAGACGCCCGAAGTAGCGAGCGAAGCTATGCCGGCGCGGCTTACCGATGTGGAACTGAGTTCCACCTTGGCGAGCCACGCTGGCCTTGCAACAATGAAAAAAGAGTTCGGGGAGTGACGCTTCCATTCCTCAGCCAACAAAAAAGCCCATCGGTCTTGGAACGCTCCGCTTCGTGCGGCGCGCCCACATCCGTTGGGCTTTAGTCCCTCATTGGCTGACGTTGGAGAGAATCTAGGCAGAGGCCAGTCAAATGTCAAATCAATTCTGACTGGCGATCTGACACCCGCATCTGGCGCAGTAGGTGCGGTGGCCCCGGCTCATGACCCAGTAGATGAATCCGGGGAAGAGGCAGAGGAGGCTCAGGAGGATCGTGAAGAGGAGCGAACCGCGGCTCTCGATGCGTGGCGAGCCGACGTAGCCGCAGTTGGGGTTGGGGCAGACCACGTCCCCACGGCGCGGCTGCGGCCGGAACACGGGGGCGGCGACCGGACCCGGGTTCATGATGATCGGCGGGCGCGGCGGCTGGGCGGACGCCGGGACGGGCGGCGGCCCGTTCGCCCTCGAAAGCTTGGTATGGCAGGGCTTGCAGACGGCCTTGTCTTCCCAAACGAATGGCGTCTCCAGGTTGCCAATCCCACGCCCGCAATTCTCGCACGTTTCCATACCTGTCCCTTTTTTCCCGACCCGGAAATATTTCCGGGGCGAGCCCGGTGATTCATGGGATCTCTCGCGTCGCGAACACGACGCGGCCGATTCGCTCTACGTCTGAGCGACTGACAAACGAGCGGTCGAACGCCGGGTTCTGGGGTATGAGTTCCAACTCCTCTCCCCGCTCGATTACTCGGCGCAGCGTACCGGGCGATCCGCGCAGCTTCAGCCAATGCACTCGCCCTGACTCGACCTGGCCGCCGGCCCGAAAGGCCACAAGGTCTCCCGGCTCGAACCGAGGCGACATCGAGGCATCGCCCACAGTGGCGCCGAGATGCTCATGCCCAGCGTCTGCGGAGCGCGGCAGGACCAGCAGGGCATCGGTGTCGTCGGCCATTCTGCATCTCTCTCCGCCCACCACGTCCACGGCGTAGTTCGTGCCTCCCTCCTCCTCGATCTTGCCCTCATAGGCGTCCTTGACCCGCTCGGGCGACCTCCCGAGCCCCCTGGCTAGCATCGCAAGCGTCCCTTGATTGCGGCGTCGGCCGCTCGCGGCGTCCTCGATCTCCTGAATCGTCGATGTGGACAGGCCGCTCCGGCGAGCCAACTCTTCCTGGCTAATGCGCAGGACGCTTTCCCTCACAAACCTGACCCATCTCGCAAAATCTCCGGCGGAATCCGTCATTTCCCGGCGACTTTAGCGGATTATCCTAGATGATACCCGAAAATTCTTCGATGTCCCTTGACATCCCATATTTCCCATGTAATATCGCGTGAATCCGGGTCAAGTTTCCCGGTGATCCTATGGGAAATCGGTTGGACGATGGCTGAAACGGCAGATCGAGGGCCGGCTACAGACGCAGTCTCAGTTCGCAGCGCAGGCCGGAATCCCGCTTCCGACCATCAAGGGGTGGATTGGCCGGCGACGTCCATCGCTCTACGGCCTGTCGGTTGCCAGGCTGGCGAAAGCGCTTGGGACTCCTCGCGGGGCGATCGACCGGCGGGTGACGAAACGCGAAAGGCGAGGTGGATTTCGAGGACTTTCCGTTTCACCCGGCCACGCGGCCGCATGCGGTATCTCGCCTGCAAGGCAGCCGGCGTGTCGCCCCATTATGCGGAGACTTGGGTGGCGGGCGACGGTTCCGTGGTGGCCGCGCTCAACCAGGTCAGGCGCGAACTGACGAAAAGTCAGAGAGCGGCGGTGGCCATGATGATCAAGGAGGGGGTTGACCTATGAAGAGACTGTTGCCCCACCCGTTGTCCGAGCTGCTGCCGCCGCTTGGTCCCGAACAGTTCGCAGCACTAAAGGATGCGATCGCCCACAACAAGGGCCTGCTGAAGCCGGTTGTCTTGTTTGATGGGAAGATCCTGGACGGGCGCCACCGCGCCATCGCCTGCTACGAGCTCGGACTTCCGGTGAGAACGATTGAGTTCGATCCGGCGTGGGGATCTCCGGCGTTTTTCGTATACCAAAACTCGTTGAACCGTGAGATGACGGTTTCACAGAAAGCGGCGGCGGCCGTTGAAGTGGCGGACGCACTGGCCGCTGAGGCAGAATCCCGCTCCCGGTCCAACCTGAAAAAAGGGTCCCGACCCGGCAATATTTCCGTGCCGCAGGGCGAGTCCCGTGATCTGGCCGGCTCACTCTGGCGCGTCTCAGGGAGGTACGTTTCAGAGGCTAAGGCAATCCGGGAACACGATGCAAAGCTTTACTCGGCCGTCCGACTTGGCGCTGTGACGATTGCGCAAGCAAAGAGAGAGATTCACCGCAACAAGAAGCGCAAGGCCTTGGCCAAGCCGGCGGCGGCCCCATCGGCGCAGGCCTGGGAGACCTGGGACATCATCGCCGGCGACTGCCTGAAGGTGATGCCCACGATGCCCCGCCGCCACGCCCGTTTGATCTTCGCCGACCCTCCCTACAACCAGTCGATCGACTATGGAGACGGCGAGAAGGCCGACGCTCGCTCTGAGTCGGAGTATCTGGACGAATGCGCCCAATGGATGGCGGAATGTTTCGAGCTGCTCGCCCCGGATGGCACGATGTGCGTGCTGATCTCTGATGAGTATGCGGCGCACTACGCGATCATGCTCGGCGAGATCGGTTTTCACCGGCGTTCCTGGATCAAGTGGTACGAGAGCTTCGGCGTCAACTGCAACAACAACTTCAATCGTTGCAGCCGGCACGTTTTCTACTGCGTGAAGGACGAACAGAACTTCGTCTTCAACCCCGACGCCTTCAACCGCCAATCGGACCGGCAAGTCAAATACGGCGATAAGCGCGCCAACCCCAAGGGAAAGATCTGGGACAACGTCTGGGGCATCAACCCGCCCATTCCGAGGCTGGTCGATAACGCTCCCGAGCGCATGCCCGATTTTCGCACGCAGCTCCCCCTGGCCCTGTTGAAGCCAATTGTCGAGGGGTTCAGCGATCCGGGCGACGTGGTCCTTGACCCCTTTTCCGGGAGCGGCACGACGGTGGCCGCCGCGAAGCTGCTGGGCCGCAAAGGCATCGGCATTGAGAAGAACGCGGCTCGGGCGGAGCAATCGAGGCAGAGGCTCGCCAGTGTTTAGTCCCAGCAGCTCAGCGATTCGAGCGGACTATGCCCGATCGAACGAAGCCAATTACGTCCTACAAGACCGAGAAGCAGCGGGACTGGCACATGCTCCGAGCGCTGACTGAAGACATGATCGCCGCCGCCGTGGCCAACGGGACGCACAGCGACGGGCCGGCAGACACGGTGTGCCAGGGTTGCCGGCGATGGGTGAAGAGCATCACGCACGTGACGCTGGACCACAAGAGGCTATGCAAGGACTGCGATCCGACGAAAGAGAGGCGCGCATGAGCCGCTACCGATGGATTCGCCTGGCGCCGGGAAGCTTCTGGGAGATCGCCTTCGTGTTCGATGGCCTGGTGATGTTCCACGGCATGCACACCCGTTACTCGATCGAGTCGCTCGCCGGGAAATACCCGCAATTGGAATGGGGGCCAGTCATTCAGGAAGTGGAGTGATCTATGCCTATCACCGACTCGGACACCGTCGCCGACACAGCCTATGACATCCTCACCCAGGCCTACCGGGCCTGGAGCGTGGATCGCTTCCTGTGCCACCCCACCGAGGCGATCCGGCTGTGCAAGTCGGTGCGGGCGATCTTGCACCGCCCGAAGCTGTCGGATGAGGACATTCTGTGGACCCTGGTCAACGCCAGGAAAAGGGGACGGGTGAAGGGCGCGGGCGTCAACATCAAACATCGCGCCATCCGCTAAGGACAAAACTTTTCACGGAGGATTTTACCAAATGGGAATGCTCAGCATCGGACGCAGGCCATTCACGGCCACACAGAAGGGCAATTGGATCCGGCTGATACTGCCGGACGGGCGAGAAGCCTATGTGGGGCTGGAGACCGAGACGCGCGGCGGCGAGCAGTGCTGCCGCGCCCTGGTCGTCGCACCGCTGGACGTGCGGATCGAACGGACCGAACGGATCGAACGACGGGAGGGGGACACATGCCAGGTGTAACCGCAACCGCGCATCTCTGCGCAACCGAGGATCGCGCCATGACAACGCTCTACGATCAGATCAGCGAGGCGAAATTGACGGGGATCAAACCGGGGCAGATCGCCGCCGCCATCATCCACTACCCCGAAGAGTACCGCTGCCCGGCTTGTGACAGCCTCATCCCGCCCACCATGATGAAGCGGGAAGACGAGACGCACGTGCAGACCTTGCAGCTTGTCCGCAAAGTGCAGATCTACTGCGGGCACTGCAATGCGGCCTTCGCCGCGCGGTTCGCCCTGCGCAGCGGGCTGCTGGCCCAACTCGACTCGGTCACCCGGGTGAACCTGGACGGACTGAAACAGCTCAAGGCGGAACTGGGCGTGGTCAATGGCGACCGGCAGTACGTCTACGACCCGCAATCCGCCGACGCGGTCCGGCTCGAGACCGCCGAGGAACGGCGGGAGCGGATGCGCCTGGACCGCGAAGAGTTGTATGACCGGATCACGGCCACCGAGTTGCAGCTTGTGAGCCTGAAGGCGGCGTTCCGGCAGATGATGGGTGAGCATCGCGACCAATGCCAGAGGAACGCGCTGGCCGCCAGCCTGCCCGGCTGGGAGCCGAGCGGCTCGCTGGATCAGGAGAGCTGCGGTTGGTCGGTGGAAGCACAGGCGCGTCGAATCGCCGCCGCGGGACCCAGGGTCGCCGCCGAACGAGAGATGGCCAGAAGGCAAGACGAGGCCGCCGAGTTTGCCCGCCGCTCGTTCGATACATCCACGTCGCAACTGGTGGGATAGGACCATGGACTCGCCCCTCTACAACATGACGCTGACCGAGCTGCGCATGTACAAGGCGATCGGCGGGATTTTACCCACGGTCCTTGAGCGGCGGCTGCAGCGCGGCGAGCCAGACCGGGTGGCCTGGTACCAGCCGGCCCGGCTGGCTTTGCCGCCGCTGGTGACCCGGCCCTTGGAAGACGTGCGGGCGGAGCTGGCCGGCCTGGAGCGGCACGCCATGGCCGCCAAGCTGGGGCAGGCGGCCGTGGAGCGGCCTGTCCCCCAGATTCTGCGCCCCATCGAGTCGATCGACCCCTGGGGCCTGCGCTACGCCACGCTTCTAACTGGGGCACGCCGCCTCCGCGTGGACGTTGAGGAATTGCTGGAGGCGTGCCGCGACGGATCGACCCGTTGCTACGGACGGCGCTGGAGGTTTTTACGGAGCGCCGCATGACCACCCCTGCCCTACTCCCCACAACCCCACTCGCCACCCTGCCGGCCCCTGCCAACGGTTGGATCGACCTGCCGACAGCCGCCAAGCGGTCTGGCAAATCAATAGGCCACCTGCGCCGCTGGTGTGGCTCGGCAACCTATGCACCCGGGGGAGTCACCCTCCAGAGCAAAGGGCTGGCCAAACTTGTAACGGTGCCTGGCGCAAAGCCGGAATGGATATTGAAGGAGGAGGCCGATCCATCCTTCGCCGCCGTTAAATTCGCCGATCAGCTTGGGACCAACCTGCGCGGGCTAACCGACCGCCAGCGGCAGACAGCCCAATTGCGCCGGCTGATCCTGGACAAGTGGAGCGAGGCAGTCAAAGCGGGGTTCACCCTGGGCTTCGACAAAGACAAGGTCACCGGGCGCTTCGTGGAACAGCTCTTCCTGGGACAGATCGCCGGCATCCCGAAGAGCATCGAGGTGTGCCGCCGGACGCTGTATCGGTGGGAGGGGCTGTGGGACAGCGGCGGCCTGGCGGCGCTGGCGGACGGACGGGGCGGCGGCAAGGTAGAGAAAGGGGCAGACCCATTCATTGAGGCGGTCAAGCACTATTACCTGTCCAAGCGGCAACTGCCGTTGACTACCTGCCACAAGATGGCCTGCCTGGACGCCGCGGAGAAAGGATGGGAGGTCCCATCGCGGCGGACCTGCCAGCGGGCCATCGACGGCTTGCCCAAAGGGGTCGTCATCAAACAGAGATTCGGAGAGGAGGCGTATACGAACGAAGCACAGTCGTATATCGAGCGGGACTATTCCGGGCTGCGCAGCAACCAGATCTGGGTAGGCGACCATCACCAATTCGACGTGATCTGCCGGCACGGGGATAAGCTGATTCGCCCCTGGCTGACCGCCTGGATGGATATGCGGTCCAGGAAGATCGTGGGGCGGCAGGTGTTCGCTCATGACCCCAACTCGGACACCATCCTGTCGGCCCTGCGCATGGGGTGCCTGGATGCTGGGGTCCCTGAGACGGTGATGATCGACAACGGCAAGGATTACGACTCCTACGCGCTCAACGGGCGAACGAAGAAAGACCGCTGGCTGATCCGCAAGGGCAAGATCCAGCTTGACCCGGTGTACGCCGGGGGCGTCTTCGCCGCCCTGGGCATCGAGGCGAAATTCGTGCTCCCCTACCACGGGCAGAGCAAGCCGATCGAGCGGTTCTTCGGAACGGTCGAACAGCAGACGCCGGTGTGGGCCACCTACTGCGGGCGCAGCACGGCCCACAAGCCGGAAGACCTGGAGTTGCAGCTTGATCGCGGCAACGCTCCGCAGTTGACGGATTTTATCGAGTGGTTTTCGGGGCACGGGGGGTGGATCGAGACGTATCACAACACGGTCCACACGGGCGACGGGATGGACGGCAAGACGCCCAACCAGGTGTTTGCCGAGAATTTGTCCTGCAAGCGGACGACGACGCCAGAGCTACTGGACGTGCTCCTGCTGAAGCCGACGCCGCCGCTGAAGGTGGGACAGAACGGGGTGACCTGGCAGGGCCTGCGCTATGGCCAGCATTGCCCGGAGTTGATTGAGATGCTGGGGCGGGAGGTTTTGCTCCGGGTGGACGATCGGGACCTCAGCAGGGTCCAGGTGTGGACCAAAGAGGGGCGGTTCGTCTGTGTCGCCCCGGCCAATGAGCGAGTGCCGGTCAATGCGACCAGTCAGGAGCTGCGCAAGGCGATCGCGGCGACTAAGTCGGATAGGAAGCTCATGAAGGACTTCGTGGAAGCCGGGCCGCGCATGGCCGACGACCTCCCCGACAAGATTTTGCGCGCGCGGGCCCGCGTGGCGGCCGCCGTCAAGCCTGGGGAGACGCTGGATCTGGATACAGGCGAGGTCTCATTGAAACCGGTTCGATCGCCCCTGGAAGACCAGTTGCCGGCCCTTCAAAAGGCGTTGGAAGCCCGGGGGAGTATGCGTATGGCCGTCGGCGCCGAGAATGTAAGCGAAGACCCCATGGCCGACTTGAAGGCGGCCCTGCAACGCCGCGAAGAGGCAGAGGAGTAGGCCCGTGTCACCAGACGTCACCAATCCGACCGCAATGGACGCCCTGCTGGACGCAGGGAGAATACGTGGAGCATCACGGATGATCGCCGAAGGAACCTCTGCCGAGTCCGTTACCAAGGAAACCGCCCAGAAGGTGATCGACCAGGTCACCAGCTACAAAAAGCAGAGCCGGCTGAGCCTGGGGGAGATCGGCAAGGCCATCGGCTATGGCGGCCCCACCATCAGCCAGGTCCTTTCCTGGAAGTACCCGGGTGACTGGCGGGCGATCGTGCTGGACCTGGACCGCTGGCTGGAAGACCAGGCCAAGCGCGACGCCGCCCCTAAGGACGGCGCCTTCGTCTGGACGGCGGTGGCTCAGGAGATCAAAAGCATCGCCGATGCCGCGATCACCCTGCGCACCATCGGCCTGGTCTACGGGCCGACAACCAGCGGCATCGGCAAGACCATGGCCCTGGAGGCGATCGCGGCGGAGAAGCCGGGATCGATTCTGATCACCGTGGAGCGGGTGGCGGCGACGACCACCGGCGTCTTGAAGAGCATCGCCAATGGGCTGGGGATCGGCTACTCCAACTCGACCGACTACATGTTCGAGCGGATCAAGAAGGAGCTGTACAAGACGCCCCGGCTGCTGCTGGTAGACCAGATTCACACGCTCCGCGGTGCGCGGGGCGACAAGCCGCTCTATGTGCTGACCGAGCTGCACGACGCCACCAAGGCCCCGCAGTTGTGGTGTGGCACGTCCGACATCGTCGCCTACCTGTCCAGGGGCGAGGCCAAGGGCAATGAACCGTTAGCACAGATCCGCCGCCGCATCGGGATAAGCCGGGATCTCATGGAGCGCACGCGCGGCAGGGGCGGGCGGTCGGACGGCGAGCCGCTCTTCACCATCGAAGAGATCCGCCATGTATTTGGCCGCAACAAGATGAGGCTGGCGCCGGATGCCGCGCAGTACCTCTACGGCCTGGCCAACGTGCCCAACCAGGGCGCCCTGGGCACCTGCCGCAACGTCGTGTTGATGGCCATCCTCATTAACGAGAGCCGGGCGGAAGTGCTCACCGCCGCGATGCTGCGGAGCGCCCACCGGACGCTCATCAACGGGCCGGCGTACGCGATGCTGGAAGAACGGATGAAAACACAATCGCCACAGCCAGTGGCAAAGGCAGGATGACCCGCATGTCTACCAAACAAGCATATGCGGTGGAGGGGCAAGCCAGGATCATCCAGGTGAGCCGCGTGGACGGCTATGTCCTGGATGACTGTCCCGCGTTCAAGGCTGAATGGGACGAAGAGTCCCAGTGCTTTGAGGAATGGCTGGCACAAACGGACGGCGGGTGGCGCCGGACCGTAAGCCAGGATGACGTGTATCAGGCGATCGCCTTCGCTCTGGGGCACGGCATCGAGCGGATCGAACTGACGGGGACGTTTCAGATTTGAGGAGACGGCAAAATGCCTTTCAAGACTAAGCCACTGAACACGATTCAACTCGGCGCCCTGCGAGAGGCGATGGATGCCGGAACGGGGCGAATTAATTCAGACCGAAGCACGGGCAAATCACTGGTCTCCCGAGGACTGGCAGTCGAGATAGACAGGGTGGGCCGCGCGGTGTTTCATATGGCGAGAACGGGGGAAATTGTATATGCCGCGGTCCATCACGACAGGGTAGAATTCGACCATCCCGGAGTGACCTACTTCTTCATCACGCCGCTGGGCAGGGAACGTGCCCACTACGCTGCCGACAAGCATACCCCGCGGGACGGGATTTCCGACGACCCGACGCTGATGGAGGATCTATGAGCCCAGACACATCCGGATGGGCGCACGTGGCCCCCGCACAGGCAGCGCACTTTTTCCAGCGAGGCAAGAACCGCTGCCTGTGCAGGCGCTGGTGTTGGGAGGCGGCGTTGTCCTTCGGAAGTCGCTCTCCGGCTCAGATTACGTCAACGTGTCGAGATTGCGAGGCAGCCATACCCGTTCCCTCACGCGGTACTCCGGGTGAGGGTTTAAGGACCAAATGCCCACCCCAGGCCAACTGAAAACCATCCACGCCGGCGCCCGCCGGGTCGGTCTGACCGACGCCGCGTACCGGGTCCTGCTGCGCAACGTCGGGGGCGTGGAGAGCAGCAAGGAGTTAGATAATCCCGGCGTCGAAGACGTCATGGCCGTGTTGGAGGACCTGGGCTACGCGGGCCACCCGGGCGGCGAGCATTACTGGCGGGACAAGGTCCGCCTGAGAGGCAGTGAGTGCGGGGCGCGGATGGCCCGCAAGATCCGTCAGTTGGCGGACGGGTGCCGGTACCCGCTGGAGTCGCTGGTGGAGCGCTTCAGCGACGGCAGGACGGCGGTAGTCGAAAAACTCCACCCGCGCGAGGGGTGGAAGCTGATCGAGGGCTTGAAAGCCATCGGGCAAAGGGAAGAGGCCGGCAAACGGATACCGGCGGCAACGGATGCGCCGGGGCAGGACGCCCCGGAGGCCGCCACGGACGGCGGCTCCCTTTTTTCTCTGGCCGACTCGCACAACTCTACTCGCCGAGACATTGGCGGGGCTGTTGTGGCCAGTTACGGCGAATGGTCCTGGCCGCGGGAGGCTGGACCGGATGACGTCCCCTTCTAAATGGAGCGAGCGATGACGCAGAGGCAATCAACAAAGCCAGCCGTGCCAGGCGAAGAGATCACAGACAAGGTCCTGGTCTGGAGCCTGCGATCGAACCTATGTCCGGCCTGCAAGGGACTCAAGCGCGCTCATAACACGCTCTGCCCGCCTTGCTACCGCTCGCTCCCCTACGGCTTGCGTAATGCCCTCTACGACCGGCTTGGCCAGGGGTATCGCGAGGCCATCCAGGCGGCGCTTGCTCACCTTAAAAAGAGCGTGTTTTACGCCACGGAAGCAAGACCCTAAAGGATCAAAGGCAAGGATGCCGACGATTACCCTCCATCTTGGCCAGGCAGTGCCGTGGCGCGCCGCCCCGGCCGGCATCGCCCAGATCTCCGAGCTGCGCCGCAAGCGCGTGGAGATCTGCTACCTCCAGCTCTGCCGCAAAGGGCCGCGGATCCGGCGCGTCGTGCTCCCCGTCTCGGCGATCGACCGGCTGATCCGCGACTTCCCCCTGCTTTTCCCCAACGACAACCTTTACCGCCGGGGAATCGTTCCCAGGCAAAAGACCTATGTTCTCCCCCCCCCCCCTGTTCAGGGCGGGGGCATGGCAAAAACCCTTTTTATCGAGGAATGACCTATGCGAAATCGTAAGAACCGTTCGTTGTGCGAGGCGTTGGAGTCTCGCACCCTGTACAACGCCACCATCTACCCGACCGACGCGTCGAGCGGGTCTGCCCAGACCCAGCGGTCCGAGATCAAAGAGCTGGTCATCGTGCTGGGCACCGCCGACAGCGGGTTCGACAGCGCCGACATCACCATTGCCGTGGCCAACGGCGACGGGTCCGGCGCTAATGACGGCTCGGCGAACACAGACATCTCCGGCACTGTGCTGGGGACGCCGACCACCAGCGACGATGTCACCTGGCTCGTGCCCATTGTCGCCTCCACCAGCTACACCACGTCGGCCGGCAGCTTGGACAACGGCATCTATGACACGGCCGTTACCAGCAGCG